GGAGATTGACACGGATGGAGCCGTGGAAGCCTATTGGGTGTGCAATAAGGTGCAAGGCGACCCGGTGGACATTGCTCGGCTGGAAAAATGGGTGCGAGTAAAGGCCTTTGGTGACTTATCCGGTATGCCGAATATTGTGCAGATATGTCATGACCTGCGGTCGGAACAGTATCGGGGTATTCCCTATCTGGCCCCGGTTATCGAGACATTAAAGCAGGTCAGCCGCTACACCAATGCAGAATTGACAGCGGCCATCATCAAGAGTTTCTTTGCCTTGTTCTTCACCAATAATCCTACAGGCTCAAATGAGATGCCTGCTCCGGACGCATGGGCTGGAGAAGAAGGGCGTGACCCCAATGCACCGGTGGTGGATGTGTCTGAATATGGCTTAGGGCCGGGCACACTCAATGCTTTGCCCGCTGGCGTAGACGTGAAGGCCGTGGATGCAGGGCGCAGCATGTCTACTTTTGACCCGTTTGTGTCACAGCTTATCAAACAAATCGGCGCGGCAATCGGTGTGCCGTACGAAGTCATCATGAAGAACTTCACCAGTTCCTACAGCGCATCGCGGGCGGCGATGCTGCAGGCGTGGGAAGAATTCAAACTGCGGCGTACATGGTTCGCCAGAGATTTCTGCCAGCCGGTCTATGAATCTTGGTTGACGGAGGCGGTGGCCATCGGGAGGATAGAAGCACCAGGATTCTTCGAAGACCCGGCTTTGCGGGCGGCGTGGTGTCATGCTGACTGGTATGGCCCGACAATGAGTATCCTTGACCCGGTAAAAGACATCACAGGCAGTGCCTTGCGTGTACAGTATGGTCTGTCTACCCGCGAACGGGAAGCCGCCGAAATGACCGGTACAGATTTCGAGGAAAATCTTGATCAGCTTGCTTGGGAACAGGCCCGTATAAGAGAACTGGGATTGCCGGAGAGCAATCCTGAAGTATTGGCCGGAGCCATGCTTGGCAATAACAAAGGACAGGGAGGGGGTGAAGAAAATGCCTAAGAAGAATTTTTGGGAGTTCCGCAATGAAGCGGAAAGCGAAACAGCAGAACTGTTGCTTTATGGTGAGATTTCGGACGTGAGCTGGTGGGGCGATGAAGTGACTCCTAAGCAGTTCCATGAGGATTTGCTTACCTGTGAGGGCAAAGATTTGGCTGTACACATCAATTCTCCCGGCGGCGATGTATTTGCTGCTCAGGCCATCTACAACCAGCTGAAGAACTACACCGGCAAAGTCACCATGTACATTGACGGTATGTGCGCCAGTGCGGCCACAATCATTGCCTGTGCCGGGGACAGTGTAATCATGCCGACCAATACAATCTACATGATTCACAACCCAAAATCGGCTATGCTGGGCTATTTCGATGCCCCTCAGCTGGATAAATTGTCTGCAAGCCTTACTACGGTAAAGCAGACGATTGTCAATGTCTATATGGCAAGGGTAAAAGATGTGCTTTCCGAAGTGCAGCTCAAGCATAAGATGGACAATGAGGAATGGATGACGGCTCAGACGGCAAAGGAATACGGCTTTGTGGATGAGGTGGTGGAGGCTATCCCTATCGAAAACCGGTTGGAAGGCAACATGCTGTTCCTCAATTCCGTATCTTGCAAACTTGACCGCTTTCAGAATGCTGCAAGTTTACAAGAGCTTATCAAAAACAATATCCCGAAAAGGAGTGAACCAACTATGAACGATAATGAATTCATGAAGAAGTTGCAAAGCTTCATGAATAAATTTACCAATTCGCAGCCGAATAATACGCCGCCGGCGCCGACAGTTCCGCAGAATACGGCACCTTCAGATTCCAAGGAAGCAATCCTGGCGGAGGAACGTAAGCGCGTAGCGGATTTGGAGGCTTTGAAAAACGGAAATCCTGCCGTAGATGCCATCATCGAGACGGCAAAGGCTAATGGTGCCACAGCTGATAGCGTGAAACCTTATGTGGATGCAATTCCGCAGCAGGAACCTGCTACGCAGGACACGCAGACGAAGAACATGTATGAACAGTTCATGGCCATGCTGCAGGATAACTCGGATTCCGGCGCTAACGGCGTGTTACCTACACCACAGGCCGGAACCAAGAATGAAGCAGCTCAGAAGGCTGCCAATATCGAAGAGGTTGCAAACTATGCAAACCATATCATGGAGGTGAAGTAAGATGTCCATGCATGAAGTTATTGAAAATGCCACAAGCTTTGATGAACTGCTGGCAGGCCCGGAGATTACACCGCTGACCAAGAACATCCTGCTCAAAAAAGGCACAGCTTATAAACGAGGCATGCTTATCACCGAACAGAAGACAGCATCAACACAGACTGCAGCCGGTGGCGTAGCGGATTATGTGTTGAAAGACGATATTGATCTGACAGAAGCAGGGGAAGATACTGCAGGCACGGTCTACGTGTCCGGACGTTTCAACCGTGAGAAAATCGTGTTGGCGGAAGGTGACACGGTAGAAGCCCACGAGGCGGAACTGCGTTTGCGCAATATCCTGTTTACATCGTTGAAATAACCAAGGGAGGGAATATAAATGCCGATGATTGATTACAATGACACCATTTCCCTAATGGGGGTAATGGAACGCATCAAACCGCCGGCCAGCTTTCTGCTCGATACATTCTTTCCGCAGATGCCGGCACCCACCGTGAGCAGCAAGATTATGGTGGAATATAAGAAAGGTGGCCGCCGTCTGGCACCTTTTGTCGTAAAAGGTGGCCGTGGCGTAAATATGGCGCGTGAAAATTCGTGGATTGAAACGTATACGCCACCGATGGTAGCACCTCGCCGGGTGATCACGCCGGAGGATTTGGAGCATCGTACCTTTGGCGAGACCGTCTTCTCCACGAAATCGCCGGCCCAGAGAGCTGCAGAATTGCAGGCCCGTGACTTGGTAGAGCTGCGGGATATGATTATCAACCGCAAGAACAAGATGGCGGCGGATATTCTCACCACCGGCCAGTGCGTCATCGAGGGCTATGCCGATGATGGTAAGACTGTGGTACTGGATACGGTTTCCTTCCCTGGCTGGGACCAGAAGCTTACCCCCACCGGTGGAGACACCTGGGATAATGCCGGGGCAGATATCTATGGCAATATCAAGCAGATGAGCGAAATGATTCAGGAGCGCACCGGAATGATTCCGACGTTGATGCTTTGCGGTTCCAACATCGAAAAGTATCTCATCAACAACACGACCATTTCCAAGTGGCTCTCTATCCCGAACCGGGAGAACCTGGCCATGCTGGCACTGGCCCCCAGATTCACCAGCCCACAGATTCGCCGTATCGGCTTGCTGCAGTCGCTGAATCTGGAAATCTACAGCTATGCAGAAACCTACACGGATGATGATGGCACGGTGAAACCCTTCCTTGATCCGGATTCCGTCATCATCGCCAACCCGGGACGCGGGCGGCAACTCCATGGGGCTGTTACCCTGCTGAATGATTCTGGCATTGGCTATGATACTTACAGTGGCCAGTATGTGCCTTACTACAATGGCGACAAGAACAGTCAGGAAATTTCCCTGACCATGTACAGCCGTTTCCTGCTTGCTCCGACCTGGGCAGATGATTGGGCACTTATCAAGGCGAAAGGATGAGTACGATGGCAAAGATTATTATAAACAAGGGGTTTATCTCCCTCCATGGCCAACTGTATGGCGCAGGAAGCGTGATATCCGTTGCGGATAATAACGAAGCTAAGCGGCTGGTGGCTCGTTCCAGCGGTGATTTTTCGTTCTATCAGGGCAATGTGCCCGAATCGGGCACAGATGAACCGGCAGATGAAGGAATCCCCGCTGAAAACGATGTGCTCGATTCGGGCACAGAGGATGCTGGAGAAGATTCCGGTGACGGCCTTCCTGCCCTCGACCCGGACGCTGCAATGCAGACGGGCAAAGGCAACAAGGGCGACAAAGGAAAGAAAAAATGAGTGCCTTCAAAGAGATGGTGACGGAGGATATGGACGATGTGTTCCTGGACCTCGAAGAATTTGCCGATGAGCATGACCTGAACGGGACGCTTTGCAACTGTATAGTGGAAAGCCCAACCAGTAAGGAAAGCTTGCAGGTTGGCAGGGATTACGAGGGTTATGATGCTGTCCATAGTATTGTCGTCACTATCCATGTCAAAAAGGCTGATATTGGTGAAATGCCAGTGGAAGACCAGTTGTTTTCACTGGATGAGGAAGAATTCTTGGTGGATTCCTGTGTGGAACACATGGGAATGCTCACCATAAATCTGAAAGCCAATATCAGCGGTCTTGATGGAGCAGGAGGCTGGTAATCATGATTGAGATTGAAGTCTCCCGGGAAAGTGCCAAGGCACTGGAAGAACAGCTGCAAGCACTCAGTGGTGACAAGGTTCATGCGGCCATATCAAGGGCAGCCAAGCGGGCGGCAACACACGCCAAGACGATTGGCACAAAACATGTGCGCAAGACCTATACCATTGATGCCGCATCTATCAAGTCAGCTACAAGTATTCGCACGGTCGAAGACGGTGCTGTACTGAAGATTGCAGGGCCGCGCAAAAGTGCCGGACATTATAAGGCAAAGAAGCGCAAGGGCGGAGTCTTTGTGTCCATCAAAAAAGGTTCAGGAGATATCGTGCCTCGCTCTTTTGCCTATAGCAATACGTTCTTCAAGCGCAGCGGCAAGAGCCGTTTGCCGATTGAGCGTATTTTTGGCCCTGCCGTGCCTCAGCTTTTTGGCAATGATGCAATTAAAAATGAGATTTCAGAATCTGCTATGAAGAAGTATGAGGAACGCATCCGGCATGAGGTTGGCCGTCTGATGGGAGGGTAAGACATGGAGACTCCATGGGGCGCTGCCAAAGTTATAGCGGAATTTCTGAATCAGAGGTTTCAGGAGTACAGCGAAAAGGAAATAAATGCGGGGGATTTATCCAAAAGTAAACCCTATCATGCATACGCCGGATTCCTGCCCAGGGAAGCTAAAGCCGAGGATATGAAAAAACATGTCCCGGCAGTAGTTGTCCGCCCTTTGATGATAGAGGACGGGGAAAAGTATACTCTGGCCAAGATGGTTATATATGCTGCTACCTTTGACAATGACAGGAAAGCAGGGTGTGAATCCCTGTATCACCTGTTACAGTTCATGCGCTATCAGCTTTTGGCCAACAATCCGATTAATGCCAAGTATCAAATTAAGCTCACCGAGGATGATGCCATGGAAACATTCATTCCCGATGAGCAGCCATTTCCTTTCTGGGAAGGAAGAATCGACTTTGCTGTTTACCTTGAACAGCCCAGCAATCCCAAATTTCTTGCTCGAATGAATAGTTGGAAGAGGTGAAGATAATGGCTAAAACCACAAAAGAAACAAAGGACACACCGCAGGCGAAAACGGAAACTGCCAAAAAGCAGGAAAGTGCGCAGCCGGTTATCTATGTAGGCCCGCCGATTAAAGGGACGGTGCTGCATAGCACATTTACCATTTTCGCGGATGGCGTTCCTGCCGTGTATAAAGAACATCCCAGCTTGAAACATCTTTTTGTACCACCGGAAAGACTGGATCAGGCGCGTCGCGAGATTGGACGCACAGGTTCGCCCCGCAATACGTATTACAAGCGGGCAAGCGAAGAATTCAAAAAGAAAGGCGGTAAGTGATTATGGCTTATTTTCATGGAATAAAGGCATCGGAAGTGCCAACTTCCTTAATTCCTCCGGTAAATACCACAGCCGGACTGCCTGTCGTATGGGGAACGGCTCCGGTGCATCTTACGGATGACCCGCAGGCTTATGTCAACAAGCCGGTTATCTGCTATGAGTACAGCGAAGCCGTCAAGGCATTGGGGTATAGCGGAAACTGGAAAGATTTTACACTTTGCGAAAGCATGTTCAGCGAGTTCCGGCTCTACGGCGTGAAGCCCATTATCTTTATCAACGTGCTTGATCCTACGAAGCATAAAACTGCTGAACCGGAAAAGGCCGTTCCTCTCGTAAGTGGTGTAGCCACCATCACCGACCCTGTTATCAAGTCCACATTAGTGGTTAAAGATGGCATTGGCGGTACTAAACTGGTGGAAAATGAGGATTACATTGCCGAGTTCAATGATGACGGCGAACTGGTTATCACGGATATTGCAGGCGGCCCTGATAGTGGTCTGGAAAGTTTTGCTGTCAGCTATGATAAGGTGGATGCATCAAAAGTAACTGCAATGGATATCATTGGCGGCGTGAGCCAGTCCGGGGAAGTCAAGGGGCTGGAATGGGCAAGTGCTATCTACACGCTTTTTTCCATGGTTCCGGGCATACTTGCCGCTCCCGGATGGTCGCAAGATCCAACTGTGGCAGCAGTGCTCAAAGCCAAAGCACTTACGCTTTGCGGTTTGTTCCGCTGCATAGCATTGACGGACGTGGATACGAAAGAAGTCAAGAGCTATTCCAAGGTCAACGTCTGGAAGAACAACAACAATTACACAGGTGTCAATCAGCTGGTCTGCTGGCCTTGTGTGCGTAATGGTGATGCGATTTATCATATGTCCACACATTTGCTGGGGATTATTGGTGTAATGGATGCGCGCAATGATGATGTGCCCTATGAATCACCCTCTAATCTTTCCATGCAGGCTACCGGTGCTTGTCTTGCTGATGGCCCGGAGGTGGCATTGACTTTAGATCAGGCCAATATGCTTAATGCTCAGGGCATTATAACGGCACTCAACTTCAATGGCGGTTGGAAGAGCTGGGGAAATTACACCGGAGCATATCCGTCGGTTACTGACCCGAAGGACTGCTTCATCTGTGTACGCCGGTTCTTTGACTGGCAGTATCAGACATTCATCCTCAGTTACTGGCAAAAAGTTGACCGTCCGCTTATGCCCCGCCTTATCAAGAGTATTGTCGACAGCGAGATGGTGCGTTTGAATGGTTTTGTAGCGAGAGGCTTTTTAATTGGAGCTGACATTCAGTTCCTTGAGAGTGAAAATCCGCTCACTGACCTCACGCAGGGGATTATCCGTGTACACAGTTACATTACGCCGCCAGTGCCCATGCAGGAGTGCGAATGTATCTTTGAGTACAACGTTGACAATTTCAAGGCGCTCTTTGAAGCAGCATAGGAAGAAGGTGAAAAAAGATGGCTGTAAATAAAGTCCCTGAAATGCTTCAGGAAGCAAGAGTCTATTGGGACGGCGAAGACAATATGATTGGCATTGCCAATGTGGATTTGCCGGAGTTGGCATCCAGCACTACCTCCATCACGGGCGTGGGATTGTCTGGTGAAGTAGATGCTCCAGTGCGTGGTCATTTTGGCTCTTTGGAGCTTACCCTTAACTGGCGTACTCCTCATGTGACAGGGTTGCGCATGGCTGGCGGCAATCCGGTATCGCTCCAAATCTACGGCAGCATTCAGAATTTTGATCATGGTGCCAATGATTATGTGGAAGACCAGATTATCGTCAGCTTGCGTGGGCGGGCAAAAGCTTATGCACCGGGCACTTTTGAAGCGATGAATACTTCAGATAGCTCGAACACGATTGAGGTACATTACATCAAGATTGAGGTAAATGGCCAGGCTATTGTTGAGATTGACAAATACGGCTATAAGACGGTAATCAACGGTATTGACCTCATGGCCAAGACCCGTAGGAATATCGGTATGAATTGATTTTTAGAGGGGGATAAATATCATGGCAGAGGAAAAGAAAATTGCTAAAACAGAGGAAAATGAATCTGTAAATGAAAACATGAACGTGGCTGATGAACCAAAGGTAGATGGTGAAAATACTATAAAACTGTCTAATCCAATTAATGGTCGGCCCTCCATTGTTTTCGACTTTAGCAAAATCAAGGGGGCAACGCTCCTGATGTGCGAAAAGAAAGCCAAGGAAGTAGATAATACTATCGTGGTTCCTCAGCTTTCCATGGTTTATCAGGCGCATGTTGCGGCGGCTGCTGCAGGAATGCGCTATGACGACATTATTAACTTGTCTGGCCCTGACTTCATGGCCGTGACGACACGGGTGAGCCGTTTTTTAAACAATGCGGGGTAATCCGTGAAATAAGGACTTCTGCAATGCGGTTATCCAAGTATACGAAATCGCCGATTGACTACTTCTTGGAGCAACCAATTGGCGATTTCTATGCATGGGTAAAGACCATGAATGATGAGATTAATCTGGAACGCAAGATGCAGAAGCAGGCTGAGGCAGAGGCGAAAGCCAGATACCACAGCCGCAGAAGATAAAAAAACCGCCCTTGCGGGCGGCAGATTATGGCAATCTATTTGGTTTTAATTTTGGATAAGAGTCAAGCATCACCTTTCCTTCAGCGATAGCAGATTGGAGATCTTTAAGAGTTGTCTGATTTGAACCATACTCACAGGTCTTATCGGTGAAGTGAGTACAGTTTTTACAATCATGATAGTGAGGGTGCTCAGAAGCTCCCCAAAAACAAGCATCATAAGGGTCGGGATTACGGAGAGCGCTCCATATAAAAGTGTAAATCGACATTATCCTCACACCCTTTCCAATTTTCAATTACCTCTTACTTAGATTATAACATATCGGAGGTGTTTTGCGTAGTGGCTGGAAGATTATTAGAACTTGCCATTGCTATAAAGGGCAAGCTTGACAAAGTATATACGGACTCCATGCGCCAGGCTATCTCCGAAGCCGGAAATCTGCAAAGAAAACTTCAAGAAGTTAGCCAGGCGGCACAAGGTCCGCAAAAATTGATGCAGCGCATGGGCGAACTAAAAGGGATTCAGGCCAATATCGCAAGGTTTGGTGAATTGAAGAAGTCACTTGCCGATACAGGCAATAGTTTTGCTTCAGCGCAGGCTAATGCAAATCGGTATGCTGCACAACTCAGACAATCCCAGGCGGCAACAGAGGCATTGCGGCAAAAACATGCCACGATGGCTGCATCACTGCAATCATTAAAAGGGAAAAGCCCTAATGCCGAATGGCGGCAGATGAATAGCGAGGCAAAAGCACTGAAAGCCGCTTTGAAAGAAAGCGAACTGGCAACAAAAGCGGCTGGCAGGGCTTTTGAACAAGCTAAAAATCAAGCTGCGGGGCTGAAAGAAAAACTTGCCGCACAGCAAGCGGAACTTCAACGCATAAGAACAAGCATGGCGAATGCCGGATATTCGACGCAAAATCTGGCACAGAATGAAATCCGCTTACGGCAGGAAATCCAGCAAACCACCAATGCTTTAGCTAGAGCGGCGAAGGAGCAGGAACAGCTGAATGCTCGACGACAGGCACAAGCCAAAAATAGTCAAGCACAGCAGAATATGTTTAATGCTTATGGCAATATGCAAGGAAGTATCAACACTGCGCAGACGGTTATGCGTCCTTTTGCCGGGGCCATTGAAAATGCTATGGAGTTTGAACACGCCATGAGCAAGGTGAAAGCACTCACACAATCCGGTCTGATTCGCCAGGGAGATTTTGACTCTGTAAATGCCAATATGAAAAAGCTTGAAGACCAAGCAAGACAGCTGGGTGCAACCACGCAGTTTACGATGACACAAGCAGCTGAGGCAATGGGGTATCTCGGCATGGCAGGGTGGAAGACTGAGCAGATTTACGGCACCATGCCGGGGATGCTCGACCTTGCTGCTGGAGCTGGCACAGATTTGGCCCGCACTGCAGATATTGTATCCGACAATATGACTGCTATGGGGGTACCGGTGGAGAAGGCAGGACATTTTATGGATGTTTACGCTTATGCTCTTACCAATGCCAATGTCAATCTGGAATCTTTGGGCGAAACAATGAAGTATGCGGCACCTGTGGCGGCCGCTTTTGGCGCTTCTCTTGAAGATACTGCTGCCATGACCATGATGATGGGCAATGCAGGCATTAAAGGCTCAATGGCAGGCACTGCGCTTAGAATGGGCCTGCTGCGTCTGTCGGGGCCGCCGAAGAAAGCCACCAAGGAAATGGAGGCTTTAGGCATAAGCGTGTCGGACGCTACCGCAATGGCTTTGGAATCACAAGCAGCTTTGAAAGGGCTGGGGGTAGAGTTTGACGAAAATGCTCCGCCAATGGAGAAGATGAGCAATATCATCAAACAGTTGCAGGAAAAAATGAAAGGACTTTCCCGCGAAGAAAAGCTGGCATCTATTGGAGCTATCTTTGGCGCGAATGCGGCATCCGGCTGGGTGAATATTATCGAACAGGGTGGAGACACTTTCGATAAATACAGAAATGCTTTGCGCGATTGCGATGGATATGCCAAGCAGTTCGCTCATACCATGAATGATGATACCAGGGGCGCAATGATTGCTTTGGACAGTGCTACAGATGCAGTGAAAAATGCGTTGGGGAGTGCTTTCCTGCCAACTGTTAGGGCAGTGGCAGAGGCAATCACGCCTATGGCCTCAACTATGTCAACATGGTTGCAGGAGCATAAAGAAGTAGCTATGGCGGCAGGAATAGCAGCCGCTGCATTGTCTGCCATTATGATAGCTGCGGCAGGTGTACAGCTTGCTTTTGCCGGCTGGGGGTTTATAAGCTCTTCTATCATGATGGTAACTACTTCGGAAACATTGCTGGCAGCAAAGACCGGAATAGCAACTGTGGCAACAATGCTGCAGGCCGGGGCAAATGCCTATCTGGGTGCCTCAATGAATGCACTGCGCAATCCAATAACCACGGTAACTACCTTACTGGGCGGAATGAAGAACGGGCTATCGACTGTCAAAACGGCAGCAATGGGAATGCCCGCTATGATAGGACGGGCGTTTATGGCCATCCCAGGATTGATATCGGGAGCCTTTGCAGCACTTCCTGGAATCATGGCAACTTTAGCTACAGTTGGCTTGCCAGTTATTCTGGCCATCGGTGCCATTATCGCCGTAATCGCAATACTGGCTGCAAACTGGAATAATATCAAAGAAACCGCCACCGTCGTTTGGAATCACATCTCCGGTACAATATCAGCTCAGGTAGCGCGGATTAAAGCAGCTTTTGGTGATATGGTCGATAGAATCCTTGCTGCATGGAACAGTGTAACTGGAGGAACTGCTACATCTGCAGATTGGATTCTGGGCATTATCAACAATGTGGGCTTTGCCATTGGCGTGGCTTTTGACATTGCTGCTGGTGTGGTAGGTACGGCTATTTCCGTGATTATGAACCTGATTGCTTCCGTTGCGCAGTTTATCGGTGGCGTAGTCAACATCATTGTGGGCATCCTTACCGGTGACTGGCAGAAAGCATGGAGCGGTGCAGGACAGGCCGTAGATGGATTCCTGGGCGGCACGGTTGGCACGTTCAAGACCATTGCCGGTGGTATCAGTGATATGTTTGATACGCTCATGGGTAAAGCCGATGAGGTACAGAAAAAGGCTGAACTGGCATCAAAGAGCAGGGAAGCTTTACCGCAGGTGACAGCTGATTACATGCCGGATGAGGGAATGATGCAAACTGCACAGGCTGCGCAGGAAACGGCACAGGCAACTGCAGAAGCGTCGGCGAATGCACAGGCTTTATCAGCAAATGTTGAGCAAAGCGGAGCAGCAGCACAACAGACTGCCGGCCATATGGAACAGCTGAACCAGCTACTGCAACAGATGCCTGCTACGGGGCAAACGGCTTTTTCCGGAATGGGAGAACAGGCGGCTGCGGCGGCGCAGGCTGTGGGAGTCAATATGCAGCAGATTCCCACACAGGCACAGACTACTTTCCAGCAGATGCCACCGATGGCGCAGCAAGGAACGGATGCGATGGTGCAGGAGTTTTCTCAGCTGGCAACCAAATGCCAACCGGGAGCAGATGCCTTTATACAGGCGGCAAATACATGGGGGCAGCAGGCTTACGAGAATATTGCCAATTGGGCTGACCAGATGGCTCAGGTTGTGGTGGATAGACTATCCCAGGCATGGGCACAGATTTCTGCACAGTTTAGTGCAGGGCTGAATGTCAATGTCACGACATCGGCCCCAAATGTAGCCCATAATGCGGCTGGTGGCATTTATAACAAAGGAACATTCTTGACAACTTTTGCTGAAGAAAGCGCAGAAGCAGCAATTCCTCTGGATGGCAGCAAGCGGGCAATTTCTCTTTGGAGTAAAGCCGGCGAGATACTAGGCCTTCTACCGAAAGATTCCAGTGTACCACTGCGGGCGACACCCTCCATCATCCCGGCGCCTGAGTTACCGCCGATAATGAACACGGTGGAGGCATTGCCACCGGAGGTAAAGGCTGTAGCGAATGTAGCGCCGTCCATCATACCGGCCCCTGAATTACCGCCGATAATGAACACGGTGGAGGCATTGCCGCCGGAGGTAAATGCTGTAGCGAATGTAGCGCAGTCCATCATCCCGGCGCCTGAGTTACCGCCGATAATGAACACGGTAGAAGCATTGCCGCCGGAGGTAAAATCCATAGCGAATGTAGCGCCGTCCATCATCCCGGCGCCTGAGTTACC